AAGTGAGCGAATTTATCTGTGCCAATATTGTCTTGTATATCATGTATTGAATTAGCAAAGCATGGTACATTGCATGATATTAATAGCATTGTTAACATAATTATTCTTTTCATTAAAAATTCTCCAATTCTGCTTTAACACCTATATATTCCCATGTGTAGCCATCACTTTCCGTAACTGTACCCTCCGTGTGTGTAGGCTCTATTGTAGAGTTACCACTTCCAGCGTTAGTACAACAATAAACATTGTTTGCACTATTAGCATATGTTGTATTAGACGCTGTATATTTTGTACCACTAGTCCATGTTAATGCAGTTAAAAATCCAGCTTTTGTACATTTTTTACCTGTAGCTCCATTTGTTGCATTACCAGCTAAGCTTCTTATAAGAGTACCTAGCATTATATAGTTTTCTCTAATTGACGTTACAGAAGAATTTACTTCTACATTTGGAGCATATCCAGTTGTTTTTAAGCTCCCAAAATTATTATTAATATTCCACACACCACGATTAGTTCCAGTATTATAGAAGAAAATACCTTCTCTATTTTCCATAATGTTATTAAGTATTGTCCCATCCCAAGGGTCATAAACTTCTAACAATACGCATTTATTTGAGTTTCCATAAACTCTATTACCAATAAGGAAAATATCTTTACTAATACTATTTTCATATTTTGTCAATACTTTAGAGATAGAATTTGTTTTAAAAATATTATTTATTAACTTTATACTATGTGTACCATTATATATATATATAGCATACTTTTCCTTGTCTTGCATATCAAATGTATTTCCATCTATAGAAGCATTTATAGGAGCGAATAAACTAATATAACAACATGCTTTATTATTATTCCCTTCTAAAAACACATTATTATTTATGTTTATATTTTCACTACCACTATTTTTAGATACTATAGATATGTCAGAAATATCATTATCCATTTTAAATATATTATTGCTTATAATAACATTGTTATTAGCTAAAGTTATACTGGATTTATTAAAGTAGTTATTAGTTATTATTATGTTTTTAGGTTTAGTACCATATTCAGAAATAGCAACCCCACCACGAGAATATTGGTCATATCCATACTGAGGAGCTGTTTCTACTGTTGTCCTATTAAATCTGTTTCCACTTATATTTGTGTATTGTGTACTACACATAATATCTATATAGTTTCCTACAAATGTATTATTAATTACATCTACGTTTACATTACTTTCTAAATGTGTTCCTTTTGTATATCCTTTAACAAAATTTCCATCTAATATTAAGCACGTCCCGCTTAAATCATCATTTAAATTTTCTACATTGTTAGGAGCATTTATACCATCTGTATTAGTAGCATATTCATATTCAAGTCCACTTCTACCACAAATACAATCATAAACATCATGAAGTGCATCATCTTTACTAAAATGCACTTTATACTTTCTGTTATTTGTTACAGAATTACCTTTTATTCTAACGCTATAACTACCGAAAACGGCAATACCATCTCCATGGTCATCGTAACCTGTTATACCACCTGCTACGATATTACCAGCACTACAATTTTCTACTATATTATCTAAAATATTAGCATGGTAAGAGTAGCGACCGATAATTCCCTCTCCGTATATTTCTTTTAAAGAACATTTCTCTACGGACATATTTTTTACAAAACTAAATCTAATAGCTGTTAATCCTTTTGCATAGGGGTTTGGGTGTGTTTCTGTTTTTGTTTCTGAAGTATTTCCACCCTTAAACTCTTGACCGTACCCATCTATATTTAATCCATATATAGATATATTTTCTAAATACGTATCTTTAGTACCTAAAACGTGGAAGATATAACCACTTTCGCCAACACCTTTATATTTAATAAAGGAATTAGCAGTACCTGTAATACTTACGTTAGACGATGTTATTTCAAATATATTATTACCTGTGTTAGATATTATATAATTGCCGTCAGTGAAAAATAGCGTACCAGCATTTTTATTTATATAGGTAACAGCTTTTTGTATCGCTTCGGTATCGTCTGTTTCATCATCACCTTTAGCACCAAACCATTTAATATTGATATAATCTTTTATCAATAGTTTTGCATATAATCCTTTTTGTAAAGCGATAATACTAGCTTCATCAGCTTCATCTTCACCTATATCATTGGTAATTACATAATCAGCACCACCACCATCATTTGCCTCATAAAATCCTAATGTCTTTATGGTATATCCTGATTTTACTTTATTACTTGATTTCATTTCTTCTACGTTATTGAAAACAAGTACATTATTACTGGCATATACTTTATTTACATTTACTTCTTGCCATGGTTTTAAATCCGTTCCTAATTGCCCTTCATTAGCAGAACGTGGAACTAAATTTCTTGTTGTCATTTGTATCTCACCTATCCTTGTTCTTTTGGCATTACATCACCATTTTCATCTAATTCCCAACTATCATCTTCTGTTGTAAATGAAGAACTAGTTGGCATTAATCCTCCTGCATCATCTATAACCCAAAGTCCATGTATACTTCCCCAATCTTTAGCATCTTGAGCAGATTCAGCAGCTTGTTGTACAAGTCCTTCTACATTGCTTACTGCTTCATCACCTGCATTTTTTATGTCTGTTGTTGCTTGTAGTATGGTATCTGTTAATCCATCTTTTACTTCAAATATTTCATCCCTATATTTTTTAGTTTCATTTAGAGCTTCTTTTGCTTCTGGAGTTACATCTCCCTTTGGTCCTGGTATCTGTCCTGTTAAAACCTTAATTTGGTGGCAACATTGTATATCGCTCATTTGTTTCACCTCGTTACGTTTGGACTTACATTTATAAATCCATTCAAAATTCTTGTTTTAAATTGTGTATTAGAATAAGTCCCAGATTTTATATATATGTCATAAACTAGCTCTAAATATTCATCATGGTGTTGGCCTGTACATGGTAATCTTGCTGTTTCTGTAGTAGGTAAAAATATAGATATTATGCCATTTGTAGCATCTTTTATTTTTACTTCAGGAGTAGCCATTATTTCTGTACTATCTGCTGTTTTTCTTATCTGCATTTCTGCAGTATATCCTGTTAAATCTATGACATCATCTTCCGTTTGCCCTAGAAGCTTTATTTCGTAGTAAAATGTCTCTCCTTGGTTTATAGGGAAATCAAAGACTCCTGCTGGCATTTTGTATCACTCCTTTAGCTTCATACATAATTTGCCCTTCTAATGGTTCTTGCGTTGTAATATCTATCTGTTTTACTTCAAATCCTGTCGTAGTTATATTTTTTGTATATGCTATACCATTTTCTGTTTGTGCTATTACAAATAAGCTTGGTACATCTTTAAATGTATTTTCAAAATTTACTTGTTGCCAATCTGTAGATGTATAATCTATTACTTTATTTTCTGTTACTGTTACATCTATATCTGCTATTACTCCTGTTACGTTTACTACGGCTACTACACCTTTAGATACAGCACCTAAACTATTTACTACGCATACTTTTATATAATATGTTCCTTTATTTAAATTACTTATTCTAGCGGTTTGGAAGCTTGTTGTAGTATATAAAGTCCATACATTTCCGCCATCTACAGAATAATAAACATTTACTTTATCTGCTCCACCTCTAGGCATTTGCCAGCTTATATTTATATCGGAATGTATATTATTATCCTGGATATATGTTTCTTCTCTTGCTGTTAAATCTTCTACTTCATAACTTGTTATTGGTACTGTGTAATCTATATCTGGCACATCTTGCGTTTCTTCATAGGTAGATTCTAAATATTCAACTCCTGTTAAAGACACTGTTAAATCATCTTTTCTAGAAGTATCTACTATGGTAAATGGTTTGGCCATTTTATTTACTTCACCAAAAGCATATATACAAAAATCTTCAGGAATTTCTTCAAAGGCTTCTGCTATTTCTACATAATCTGTTTCACCTTCTTTAAATACTATATTCTTAGTTATTAAAGTATCATCCATCATTCTTACGATTATGGCATACTGCTTACCACTAACCATATTTACTAATCTATCTAACTTAATGTGGTTAGTATTGGCATATAATAATCGTCCAGATAATCCCCATTGTGGTACATCATGACTAAGTAATACTACATCACCAACTTGACAGGCTATAGCATCTATATCTGCATCCCATGTGCAAGTACGTATTTTTTTATTAACCCTTAATTGGTATTTACCATATTTATATGCCTGCTCATAATCTGTACAGCCATATAGTGTAACCTGTGTAGGATTTTGATATATTTCTTCATTGTCGTAATCATCACCATAAACTGTTATTACGTCTTTTTGGTAGTTTTTAGCTTTATTTATAAAAGTAATCTCTATAGCGTTTGCTCTGTCTGTTATTACGCTATATTCCTTGCTATAACTATCTTGAAGAATATTACCAACTGTGAACATCTGTACTGGCTCACTTGGTTTATCACAAATACAGCTATATTTCGTACCTCTCATTAAAACTTTGCCACGGCCAAAAGTTTCTGGAGTTTTTAGTGCTTCCCATAGGTCATTTACAGTATCAAAAATATGTTCAAAGTTTAATCCTAATGTATCGCAATACTCCGACCAATCAGCAAAAGCTTGATAATCTATTTGATTTGCTGGTATATTTCTTACTACATATTCAAAATTTCCTGTATGGATATTTTTTAATTTTTTACATTGATGAAGCATATCGTAGGCTACCCAAGCAGGATTTCTAGCAGATTTTAATTCATATGCGTTTGTATTAGGATTAAATACATTTACATATTCTACTGTTTGCTTCCATCTTATGCTTATACTATTAGATAATTGGCTAGTAGCTAATGCACGTATAGAAATTAATACTTTATTTGGTCTACAAAAATCATCATAAACGATAGAAGAAATAATAAACCAATATATCCTTGTAGCGTCCCTTGTAGTATCGCCACTCTTGTATAAACACAAACACCGCACAGTATATCTACCTTCCTGTAGATTATCTATGCGGTATTTTTTATATTTCGTAGCATTATCGTTATCTTCAATTTTTGTTAATATCCAATTTTCCCATTCTGTAGCATCTTCTTTTTTATACTGAACATAAATTACTACAGATGCATTTCCTAGACTACCATTATCATTCATATGATAAAGACCATTCGGAAATTGGAATGATATTTCCAATCCTTGGGCGGAGTTTCCTTCTATTTGCTGGGTAGAATAATCACTATCTGGATATAAATTTAATTTCAATGTCTGTATTTCTGCTAATTCTTCTGAAGTTAAAGGCACATCTGCTTTTTTTCTTATAAATCCTTTTGGATTAGATACATCACCTACACCTGCTGGCTTTTCTTCTGGTACTAAAAGTTCAAATTCTAAACTTTGGTCTGCATATGTGTCATTAAAATTAGCAATTACATCTTGGTCATTTGTTCCAAGACGTGTTTCTATTTCAACATCCTCATAGTTTTCTATAGGATTATCATTTATAGTGATATCCTCTATGCTATCTACAGGGCCTTCTCCGCCACATACTATAAGATTTAAATATTGTTGCTCACCATCACTATCTACATGTCTTGCAAGCTCTGTACCTGCCGTATACATACTTCCATAAGTAACTGGCAAACATCCACCTTGTGTATTGCTTGTCTGCTGTTCTCCCCAACCATAGGTAACTGAATTTTGTAAATCACTCATATTAAAATCAGTTTTGGGCATTGGACATATATGGTTTATTAATATTCCGCCAATATATCCTACTGCTGCCGCTGTAAGTCCTGCTAAAAATGTTCCTCCAGCTAATCCCCATGCTGCAATACCACCAGCTGCAATACCACCTGTAACAATAGCTAATCCAATAGATAAAATAGAGCCTAGTAATGAGCCTTTACCTACTACAGGGCATATAGCTATATAATCCATACTATCTGGAATATAATCTGCTTCTTTCTTTTCTCCATTAACAGCATAGCAAAAATCTTTATATGGCAATCCCATTATATAAGGCTGTACATACTCACTTAATTTTTTTCCTGGAATATAGGTTAAATCTTTAACTTCTCTACCTGCTATATTAAAAGGATTTTGTAAAATAATTAGCTTCATGTTTTCACCTTCTTAGGTGGCAAGTAAAATCCTTCTATTCTATTTTTCCAGTTTATAGAGTCTATGCGGTCGATATTTACTCCTACTTTATCTCTGGTATGAATAAATCTGCCATTGCCAATATAAACTCCTGTATGATTACAAAATTTAGTGCCTAAATGCATAACAACTAAACAAGGAGCTACTGGCTTTTCTATTTTTTGCCAATAGCTCCTTTGTTTATCTATAGTTTTATCTATATTTGTTATATCCTCACAGCAAATATTATAATCTGGGATATCTTGACCATATTTTTTAAAAACTATTTTTGCCAATCCCCAACAATCTAAACCATTTAAATCTCTGCCTCTGTCTTTAAACGGTATTCCTATTAGGTCTGTAAAATCATTTGTTTGATACATAGATACCTCCTGTACTTATAGAATATTCTCCGCCAAATCTTTTACTATTATTACGCTCTCTACAGCCTTTTAATGTATGCGGACAAGTTTCTAAATCACTTGTAGCTGCACATTCTATACCTTTATATACAAATGGACACCAATCTTTTAAAATTCGTCTAAATGGAAATCTCATTTTGACTGGGAGTGAACCACCTAGATTAAATGTTGCCCATTGTGCATCTGCTGTAGTGCTTTCTATTGTAAAAGTTTCCTCAACTTCTGCTACTGCATTTTCTAAGAAATTACTATTTATTACACGCAATATAACTTTTGTCCCTACCAATCCGCCATATTGTTCTATATATTGCTCTATTACACGTGTTATATTAGATACTTTTATAGGAACTGTAGGTATTTCTGTTTTATTTTGTGTTACTTGGTCTACAGTAAATGGGAAAGCAATCCATACTGCATTATTCCATGTTACATCCACATTATTACTACAAATCTTTATAGAATCTTGACCTTCTATAAAAATCTCTAATAACGTTATCCAACAGCTATCTGTAGCTATTTTGTTTTTTTCTATCTTAGCCGCCAAAGATAATGGTAGCATAACCTCACCACCTTATGCTATAATTTTATCGAGGTGATATATATGAAAAAAATAATAATTATATCCGTTGTTCTTATTATTTCTCTATTAGGTATATTTTTTTATAAAAACTATACACCAAAAGAACAAATAAGCGATTTAGATTTATATTATGGTGAAACAATTGAAGATATCAGTGCTAAATATCCTGTAGTTCAAGATAACAATAAATATAAAATTTTAAAAGATATAACTATTGCCGATTGTAAAGCAGATAAAGAAATATATGCTACATTTACAAATAATAAACTTTCTTCTATTTGCATATTTTTCTCTGCTGAAAACAATCTTGACGATACTTCAGCTAAGTTTTCTAAAATTTATTATTATGCTATAGATAAATTTGGTACTCCAACAGAAAAATACCAGGATTATACAATAGCTCAATATACATGGGAAAAAGATAATAATTCTATTATCTTATCTTTTAGAAATAATGTTGCTACATTGATGTTTTATAATAATAAACTCTCAAATTAAAAGACTGCTTTTTATAGCAGTCTTTTTTTATACTTCTTCTATCTGTACAGAACCAGTCCATATATTCGGTAATTTTTCTTCAAAACTAAATGTATCACTTATAAATCTTACCAAAAATTGTTTTCCTTCTAGTCTTAAATCAAAGTTTTCTTGCATATAAACTGTGTTTTTTTGCTTTCTTTTTGGTGGATAAGTCCATAAAAAAGCATTTGCTCCGCCCAATGTTTTACGCATATAAAAATCTCTTAACATTTCATATTCTGGACGCTCTTTAGTGTTTCTTAGAGCGTCCCATTGAAGTGTCCATTTTCGTTTTAATCTAGTATATCTAGCTCTTGTTATTCTCATTCCATTTTCGGTATCGGATGATATAACAGGATTATCTATTTCCTCTTTTAGCGGATACATTGGTGGTGATATATTAGGAAAATATAACATTTTTAACTCCTTCCTGCTACAGCAGATATAGCATCTTTCATTCCGCCTTTATTTTGTGTTATCGCTTGTAATACTACGTTTATTACATAATTATCTGGGCTAGAGGATTTTACTTCTTGCTTAGCTGTTACATTTTGACCAGATTGATTGATTACATTTACTGTTACATTTGGAGTAGATGTTTGAGTTACTACTTTATTAGTAGCAGTATAATCACTTAGTTTAAAGTTTGGTACTATTGTTCCATCTGTATTTGGTATAAATAGTTCCTTTCCTTTTTCCCCTACGATATAAGGAGAGCCACTTTCTACTGGTCCACCACTAGCTCTAAAAGTAAAACCTGTTCCTTCAATATAAGTTAGTGTATCTCCACCACCACCTATACCCATGCCCATCATATTTCCAAGCCAACTAAATAATGGCTTCATAATACTTTGTTGTACAATTTGTTTCATCACTACAGATTGTACTTCTTTAGCCATATTTTCAAAAATATCTACAAAACCATCACTAAAGCTTTCTGCCCCATTTAACATATTAGTAAAATTATCTGTTATATTATCTTCTATGCTATCAAAAGCACTTTCTATTAGTTCTACGTAATTTGTAGTATCTCTTTGCATTTCTTTTAATGCTACTGGCCATGCTGTAAGTAAATTTTGGGAGTCTATTTCATCTATTGCCCTAGTAGTTTCGTAAATTTGATTTTCTAGGTCTATTCGTTGCTGGGCTGTTAATTTTGCCCTATTTAATTCTGTCTGTAGATACGTTAATTTTTTATTTAAAACTTCTCTATTTAAAACATTAGTTTGTTCTACTGTATTATTTTCTAATTCAATTAAATTTTTATTATGTTCTACTTCAAGGTCATATTCTTTTAATAGATATTCCCTTACTTTATCATTTTTTTCCTTTAGAAAAAGCTCTTTTTGTTGATTGTACCATTCATCAACAGCAGCTTTTGCTACTGCGTCATTTGGATCTTGCATTACAGCTTTTTCTTTTTCTTTGCGTTCGCTATCTAGTTTATCTAATTGTTTAGTATATTCTATGCTATAGTTTGCAAGTTTATTGCCTGTTAATTCACTGTTTGTTTCTGCAATACTATCTTTTAAATCTTGCCAACTTTTTCGCCATTTTTCTATTACTTTATTTTTTTCTAAGTCTTGTAATTGTTTTATTTGTTCATTTAGCCCAGATACATCTATACCATAATTACTCATTTTTCTGGTTTGCTCTTGATATTTTTGTATTTCTTCATTTATCTTTTGCATACCTACTTGGTATTGTGTACCTGTTTCTTCTGTTAATTTACTATTTAATTCAGCCTGCAATTGCTGAAAAGCTTTTAATTGTTCTGCTTTTTCTTTTGCAAATTGCGTAATATATTTATTTCCTGTACCAGATAGACCTTCACCTTTTAAATAACCCATTATCGTAGCTACATAATCTTGGGTTTCTGCAAATGGTGGTATTCCGCCATAATCTTGTACATTTCCTGCACCAGCATTATATGCTGCTAATCCTAATTCTAGATTACCGCCAAACATATTCATCATTTTGGCTAGATATCTTGCAGAAGCAACTAAATTAGTCTGTGGATCGAATAAGTTTCCATATACACCTACTTCATTTGCAGCTGCTGTTGATATTTGACCTAATCCAAAATGTTGGCCAGATGGTGATACTGCATTTGGATTAAAAGTTGACTCTTTTTTTACTAAAGCAGCTAATATTTCAGGAGCTATTCCTGCATCTTGTGCAGCTATTTCAATCAAAGGAGCATATGCTCCTGCTTCTGATAATAATTGGCTCTTTATATCACTTTGCGAAAGTTTTTTTTCTTTTTCTTTCTTTTTCTTTTCTTCTTCATCATCTGTTGTATTAAATTTTGTTGATAATCCTTGTATTGTATCAGCAATATTTCCTACATCTTTTCCTATATCATTTATATTATCTGTAGACCATGGTAACCATGGCTTTCCTACAGCATTTTTTTGATTTTTTTCGTTCCATTGAGTCCAATAATTATGTTCTTCCATTTCTCCTGGACTTAATAATTTCCAACCTTTTATAAGTCCAAAAGGTCCCATTTCTATTTGTTTAGAATAAGTACCATCTGCATTTTTTCTAATTATAGTATTAGGATTATATGATTGAATTCTTCCTTGTTGCTGTATATAATCTGCTAATTGATATGTAGCATATCCAATAGCTACTGCTACACCTAACCAACCGCCAGCCAATGATAACACGGCACTACCCAATGTTTTAACAGCACTTTTTGCTTTTCCTGCACCTGAAACAGCTGCTACAGATGAAGCTTCTGCTGCTACTGCATTTTTTATATGAGCTTGTTGTGTTGCTATTACTTGCTGTGCTAACTCGAATTGCCCTGCTTTGGCAAGTTTTGCCGCTTGTACTTGCATAGCTCCTGCTTGTTCTGCACTTACACCAAGTTCCATATATTGAACTTTAAGCATTTGTAATGTATTTGCCAGTTCTATATATCCTGCTTGTGTTGCTCTTTGCACTGCGGCATAAGTTGTTTTTTGTTGTGCCATTGCTACCATTTGGGCTCTATTAGCTTCTTGTTTTGCAGCTGTTTTTCTTGCTTCTTCTGCTACTACTGTTGTTGCAGCTTGTTGTGCCGCTAACATTTCTTCTGTATAGGTTTGTCTGGCTGATAAAGCTTGCTCTGTATATGCTGTTTTTACAGATAATACTGCTTTTCCTAATGCTGTATTTGCTGTTGTAGCTCCTGTAGCGGCTGCTGTTATATCTACATAATATGTTGATATATTTCTAAGTACATACCATGTAGCAAGCCCCAATCCTATAGATTGTATATTTTCTCCCACATATACTAAAGCATTACCAAAAGCTGTAATTGCTGGTAAGCCTACACTAGCTATAGGAGTAAACATTTCTTTTATATTTCCGCCAATTATAAGTGATTCATTCGCTATATATTGCAAGTCATTTATAAATTGCGGATTTATTTGTATTTGTTTAGTGGTTTCATCAACAGGCAGTAAATAATTCCCTATTTCACCCATTTGTGCTTTTACAGCTTCAAATATAGGTTCAAAACCTTTTGCTGCACCACGAGTAAGACCTTCTTTTATTTGGTCAAATTTGCCTTTAAAAGTATTTTGTGTATACTCGGACGCTTGTCTAAAACCTTCTAAACGTTCCATCAAGAAATTGAATAAGCCTTGAGAACTACTTTTAGCAGCTTCTATATCTTTATCTGTAAGACCTAAAGCTGTTGCTAAAGTAGAACTAGCAGGCTGTATTCCACCTTGTACTAAATCTCTTAATTCTTGGACTAATTGCGTACCATCTAAACCTAAAGATTTTACCGCATTAACACCTGTAGTAGTTAATTGAATTATCTGGTCTACATCCATACCAGCACCAAGACCAGGACCTAATAAAGCTCTAAATGTATTTACTAATTCTTCACTTGTTGCAGCTGTTCTCAATGCTTCATCATTTAATTTTTTCATAATACTGCCAGATATTCCCATAGCAGTATTAAAATCTAAAGCATTTCCTTTTAATGTGGTCATACTAGATAAGATACCAGCCATACCGACTTGGTTTGTTTCCATGCTAGTATAGAATGTTCCTACAGCTCCAATAGTATTATGTATGGCTGTAGTTAGTGCTTCAAATCCAGCTATTCCTGCTGTTATACTAGCTGTATCTATTGCAAAGTTTTTTAATCCACTTAAACTATCTAAGGCTTTAGATGCCCTTTGGCTACTTTGTGCCACCTGCTTTAAGGTTGCAGAGGCATTATCCCTAGCATTTATTCGTATTGTTACATCATTTCTGGCCATAATTACCTCCTCCTTTTAGCAGGCTTTTTCTTTGGTTTATTTTTTATTTTATTTAAAGTAAATGTTTCGATTGCATTTAATTTTTTTATATCACACGGATTTAGTTCCATGTCCATATTCTTGGCCACAATATTTATTGCACTATAATCTAATCCTACAGGGCCTTCAAATCCATATTTCCACTGCGTAGAACATGCACACCATAATTCCCAAATTCTTATATTTTCAGGCAATAAAACAGGAGGATTGTATTCACATTTTTTACAATCCTCCTGTGTTTTACCTTTTAATTTTTTACAAGCTTGGCAATACTCTTGTTTTTCTAATACCCATTGCCAAGCTTCTACAAGTTTTTTTCGGCTAAATTATCACTATATGTCATAGCAAAGCATTTTGTAGCAAATGCAGTACATAAACCATTATCTAAATCATCAAAATTGAAATCTGGGAAAACATTATCCAAAATCCAATCCGTCATTTGTTCATATAGTTTTTGTACTGTAGTATTTTCATCAATTTTTGCATAATATACATTTACTCCTGCCTCTGTCATATTCTTGCGTTCTTTTCTTGTTAACGCTCTATATTGTGGGAGTTTATTCTCTTTAATTAAATTCTGTAAGATTTCTAAATTTTTCTTAGCCTGTTCTCTTGCTTTTTCTACTTTTTCTTTTTCCATTTTTACTTACCTCACATCAATTTTTGGCTACTCATCATGGATGCAGATTCTACTGCTGGTATATCATAGCTTGCAATTTTATTTACAAGTTCAATTTGTATGGCTGTTTCATTTTCATTATCTTTATAAAATGCACCATAATCCATTTCTATATATACACCTTCTGGACCAGAAATACCTGGAGTATTTCTTTGGTACACTACTTCAGGTAGGATAATAGTCAAACTTTCTTCACTATTTATTATACCTATTTCTAATTTTGTAGGTGTTCCTTTTTCTGCTTTTTCTATAACAGTATTATCTACAAAGAACGCTTTTAAACTTCCTGTAACGGTAGTAATACCATCATTTATAAATGAACGATAACCTTTGCCACCAATAGCATAAGTATCTCCATCTAAGCCAAAATCTATATCTAAACTAAAATCTGTGCCTAAATTACTTTCGCTTCCATCTTCCTTGAAAGTAACTTGGTCAAATTGCAGTTTATTTCCTACTAGTGTCGGTGCATCTGCCTGCATACTGCTTCCTTCACCATCTACTTCTTTTACACCCATAATTGTTGTTTGTGCTGTAAGTTCATTATCTCCGCCAAAACTAAACGATAATTTGCTTATTTTACAGCCAATATATTTTTTATAAACATTTATATCTTGGAAGCCTTGTTCCCATGTAAAAGAAGGCATGTCTTGGCTTAATTTAAATACGTGCTTATATTTCTCGCCGCCAGCAGAAGTTGTTTCTGGTGGTCCAAAAGCAGCTTTTAAAAACATACCAATTTGTGCTGTATCTAATGGTGCTTCTACATCTCCCTGTACATCTATATTTCCTCGATATGGTTCAGATGGATTTCGATTACCAGTGATTACATTAGAAGTATTTTGATTTTGTTGTGCTTGTACATTTGCACTAATAAAGTTTATTTTTATGCCTTTTTTATGCTCACTATTTTCTACTCCTGGACTTTCTTCAAATTCCATGACGACTCTACCATGAGCACCCATTGCTTGAATAGTCATTACTTTCACACTCCTTTAAAATTCTACTCTTTCTGTTCCTATTACATGTGGTACGTTGATTGTAAGACTCATTTGCCCTGGGAATTGCGGATATTCTGTTAAACCATTAACACTATAATCTATTTGGTTTACAACAGAATTTTTTAGACTATTTACTACTGTATTTAATATCAATTGTCCTAAATTGTCTGCTTCATCCATTCCTACAAATTCTACTAATTTATCTTGCGTTATCTCTTTATTAGAAATACACCACATTATATCTACTACATACGTAAATTGTTTTTGCGTTAATCCTTCTTGTTTTTCCCCTGGGACTACTACTATATATGGGCAAGTATCCTCTGATGGTGGCTGTTTTAAATCTGTACCTAAAAATACTATTTGTTCTTTTTTATAATGCTCTGTGCAATATTGCTTTATTTCCTCACTATCTGCCAATTTTTCGGCAAATAGTCTTGTTAAATTTACTAATGAAGCTGTTTTAAAAAATAACATTATAATCCACCTGTTGTAATTCCTGTATTATATACTCTATATCTGCGATTGCTGGTCTTTGTTCCACGCAAATTAGGATTTTGTATAAATTGCTCAATTTTAGTATTAAGATAATTTACTAGCTGTGGCTCTAATACTACTCTCATTGGCCCAAATGTCGGTCTTGCTGGTATTTCTATTATTTTCTTATTGGTATATATTCTGCCTCTTAATAAGGCTCTACGCATTTTTGGTGTTACATAGTAATAAATACCTTTTTCCATAATAGAACCAATCCTAACAGCTGTTCTGGATAACCAACCGACTGTTACAATACCTCTATTCACTTCTTTAGTATCGTAACCAACGGCATTACGCAATCTACCCATAGGCAAATATCTACTTTTCGTTTTTTTACGAAAAGCCTTATCCATTTGCCTACGTTTAGATGGCTTTATCAAGTCTTGATATTTTTTACCGCCAGGAGCACCACTTCTTATCCCTTTTTTTATTTCTTGCTGTGAATACCAGCCCAAAGATTTTAAAGCTCTTTTATAAAAAACTGGATATGCTTCTGCATAGTAATCTAATTTATTAAGTGCCTCATCTTCTACAGAAACTCTAACTAAATTAATATCTGCCATACATTCCACCTGTCCTTGGCATTACAGACTTATTAGCTTCTGCTTCTAATTTAATAATAAAGCCGTTATCCCAAATAGAGCGGATAACGGCATATTTTTTACCATCATGTGTTATTTCATCATTTGCTTTATAGCCTTTTACATCTTCTTTTAGAACTAAGAAATATTTTACATCTCTAGTTCCTACAGATTTATAATCTCCTCTTATATTTGTTTCTCCAGAAACCACTATAGCTTTTATTTCTTTCTCATTAAAAACTACCATTTCTGCAAATTCATCAATATTTAAGAGATTATTTGCATCTTGCTTCATTTGTTCTTTTAGGTTCATTTTCATCAACCAATTTTAACAACAACAGATGTTCCAGACTCTTCTTTATGAGAAATAGCAATACCTGCTGGAACATTAGATAATTCTGTTTTATTTATATTGTTATCGCTCGTACTCCAGTAAACGGCATCACCTGGTTTAATTTCCAAAGAAGTTGCTGCTGGTAATTCCCATGCACCATTAAGATATAAACTACCAACTTCTTTATTTGGAATTACCTCACCTGCAATACCAATACAATTAGCTAAAGGTACAACTTGTTTATCTTCAATCTGTGCACCTGTTGTATTTTCATAGTCAATTGTTTCACCTTTTTGTATATATGTTGCTATAATATTTGCCATTTTTAATTCCTCCTATTATTCTGCTGCATTACCATCAGATTTATAAAGACCTCTATAATCTACTAAATCTACACCCACATCTAAATAAACACGATATTTTACACCTAAGCTATCAAAATCGTCTGCTCTTTCAATAATTGGAGTTTGAACACCATTCAAGTAAGAAACTTTAATAGATTGATATCTACCTCTTGCCGCCGCCAAATACCATTCTTGTGCATTTGTAATATATGGATCGGATACTACAGTTAATCTATTGAAGAATGGATTTGGTGTATTGTTATATTTAGTTGGATCTACACTAGAGCCTACAAGCTGTGTAGCTTCTACTTCTAATTCTGTTGGTACAATTAAAAAGCCTGGTTGAATATTTAAATAAGCCTTTCCACTAATATCTGTTTGTTTAGACATAGCAGATTTTGCAGCAGCCAAACTTTCAATACTAATTTTACCTGTACCTAAATTATTATGTTTAGATTTATCAAATAAGGCTACATTTTCAAATTTAGTATCTTTTCCTGTTAAAAGGCTATAACACATTTGATTTATCATGCGTTTAGAAGATTCGCCAAATAAAGCCATCACCTCTGTAAATGCTCCTAAATCATCATTGATTAGTGCTTTTCTTGTGATTGCAAAGCTTGCACCATAAGTGTCTAATTGTGTATTTACTTTTGTTTCTTTAAATGATTTATTTTTAAATTCTCCAGCTTCTGTCATTTTTTCTAATACATCTGCACTAGATAATTGTACTTGTGTAGTTGGTTTAAAATCTTTATTACTGCCTACAGCAGTCCAAAACTGGAATGTTGTTGGTGCTTCTTCATAGGAACTTTGAAGTGTTTTATTGGCCACATTAGATAAGATTATTGGAAATGCTCCTGTACCTTCTAATGCACGCTCAAAAATATCAATATCTCTAGCATTACGCATATCTTCGCCAGTTTGTCTAAAAACAGACTCTTCCGCCAATCTCAATAGAGATTTTCCTGCAAATTCTCTAGCACCATCTACAGGTTTATCTACTCTAAGACCAACACGCATAGATAATCCATCTGTAGCTGCACGTTTAAATTTATCAATTTCTTCTGTTCCAACTTGAACACTTGCTGTTGTATTAACAGGTGTTGTATTTCTAGCTAATTCTTCTAATATAGATTTTCTAGCATCTTCAATGCTTGTTCCATTATCAATTAAATTATCAAAAAACTTCTGGTCTAAATTAAAAGAGCGTGCCATTTGTCTAATTTCTTTGACTCTTGCACGCTCTTCTTCTAATTTTCTTTGTAATTCCTCGTTGTCATTTCTTTGATTATTATATTGTACATTATTATCTTTTACATTGTTATTTTCTGGCATATTTATTCCCCCATTATCTTCTTCTGAAAAACTTCTTCCTACTCCTACTGTTGGATCAGCTGGTACACTAACAATAGAAATTTCATATGGCATCCATCTAGTAGCTATAGAACAAGGTCCTTGAAATCTTCCATCTGTGCTTAATGCTCCTTGTTCTACTTCTTCCCAGTTATTTACTCTATAACCAACAGAAACTCCTTTTAATGTTCCAGATTTTACCTTCTGGTAAATCTTTTCACTATCCTCATCAGTATCAAAAACTACTTTAGCTTTACCTCGATTATTTTCTACCCATGCTTTTTCTATTCTACCTATAACTTTGTCATAATCATGGTTAAAAAGTAATACTCCAATTTGATTTAATCTTGTTAAATCAATACTTTCGCTTTTATGCTCTAGTATTTCTGTACCAAACCATCTATCGTATGGTTCTTCGCTACTGAAGGATAATTCTATACTTCGTTCTTCTTCATTTACACTATCAAGATTAAATTCCCTAGATAAATTTCCTTGCTTACTCTTGTTTAGATCCACTTGTTTTTCCTCCTCCTTCTATATTTTGTACATGATTTGATTGTGCAGCCTGTACTGCTTCAGGAGTGTGGATATTTAATTTTAGTCCCAGTTTTTCGGCATATTCTTTTTCTCTTGCCATCTGGTCTAGTTGGCTTTGCCAATCATCTCCACGTTCTGCACACCATTGTGAAAGTGTTTTACCGCCATTTTGCATAGCTTTAATATCTGCATTTACTTCTTTTTCTGGATCTATCCAAGACCAGCCTGGAGCAATCCAAGCACTATTTGTATATTTTTCCTTATTAGTGAAGAAATCTTTTATATTTATAAGACCTTTTAATACACAAGCTTCTACAAAATCACTCCATATAGGATTACAAAAATGTTCTATTATGTATTTTTGTATAGGCTTAAATGTCATTTGGTCCTCAAGAAATCCCTGTCTTGCGGCAGAAAAGTTTGCATTATTAAAATCTCGGCTTACTAATTCATACGATAAACCAGCTCCTGCACCCATTAATCTTTGTTGTAGATTTACAACATCTCTTGCAGATGTCATAGAACGGCTAGGATTTGCTGTTTCTATACTTTCACCTTGATTTAAATAGCTAATCATTCCAGGATGTATTTCTTCTATTCTATTTTTATCATTTTCAGCATATTGATTATAACCACCATTATTTCTTTTGATAAAAATAGAAAAACAAGCCGCTATCTTAGCACTCATTGTTTCAGCATCCAAAAAATCTTCTATTGATTTTGTTCGTTTTATAAGTGGTGCTAACTCTGAAATACCTCTTATTTGTTCTGGGCTTGTCTTATCAAACAAATGTATCATGTTTTCTGCTTTTACTTGTTTAGAGTCTAAAGTTAAAAATCCATCTGGTGTTTTTTGTAATATCCAATAAGCAACTGGTTTTAAATAAGATGTTACCTCTACACCAGAACGCACAACATTTTTGCCATTTCCATTAAATCTACTAGTATCTAATAAATCTGTCTTGATAACCTGTAATTTAAGCGGTATTTCAGCATTATTATCATAGACTTTATTTACTAGGATTTCTCCATCTACAAATCTACGCAATAATAACATTTTTTGTAGTTCATAAAACGTACTTTGCCCTGTTATATCACAGTTTGTAGTTGCCCATTTTTTCCATAGTTCTTCTAGTTTATCGTCTAAATCTTTACTCCCTGTACGTGCCTGCGGTTTTATGCCTGTGCCAATTACATTACGTAAAAAAGCAGATATTAAACTATTAGCAATATCACTATTTCTTTCTAGATATCTTGCTCTAGCTTTTATTATGTCCCTTTCAGGTGCTGCCATATTTTCATCATCACCATTTAGGGCTCGCCAACTATCTGTGAAGCGGTTCATTTCGCCTGCTTCATAGTATTTCAGCATTTGTTTAGCATACATTCTTTTTAATGCCGTACCAGGAGAGATAAACGCTACTATTTTTTCTAATACATTCATCTCATTACTATTTTGGCAAGTGTTCTATATCCTCTGCCATTAGTTTTTAGATTATTTAAACGTTGTATAAGAGTTTCTTCTCTATTATATAGCGTTTTTAAATCTGCCCTAGTGAAGCTTATCTTTCCATCTGCTGTATAAGATTGCCCATTTTGTTCTACAGCTTCTATAGCTTTTTGTAGATTACTCAATTTTTCTTCTAATTGCGTTGCAGTTTCCAAAATAGTTTCACCTCCTTAAATTATTTAAGCCAATTTTTAGTATCACCAAGCCAAGAATTAGCTTTATTTTGTTTTTTAGGCTTAGGTTTATATAAAACTGGTTCTTTTTCCATTAAATACCTCACTCCGCATACTTCTGCCAATAATGCAGATATTGTTTCTACGTCTAGCATGTGATTTTGTGCATGTGTGCTTATTTTTTCCCATTTTTGCGTTATCAGTCCATTCTTTTTACGAACATCTACCTTTTGTTCTGAACAAACTTGGTCGCAATAACGTCTGTCTATACCTTTATATACATTCCAACTCCCTTTATCGCCTGCTTCTATGGTTAATCTACCTGCGATAAAGTCTTTCATTTTATCTGTGTCATAGACATATAATTTCATGCCGTTTATCTGTGTTTTATCTATCAAAGACGTATTGTAATACGTATTCATGGAACGACTTGAACCCTTTGTAGGAATACATAAACCGCCATGTCTAGCACACCATAGATAAACTTCATCTGTATTGTAACCAGCATCTATGCCACATCTATTTATTTTGCGTATTTCTCCATTTGTATCTGCAAAATTACGCTCTAATATCTCATCTAGTTCTGTCCATGTTTCAGCTTTTCCATAATCTACTAGCCAACTTTTAAGACCAGCACCCCAAGCACGTACACCCCACCAAAAGTGGTCTACCTGTACGTCTATTCCTAAAGTAAGTATCTGTGCTTCTTCTGGCATGGTTCCACGTTCATAATTTAGCTGTTTTTCCATAACTAAATCTGAATTTAACTCACTAGCATTATTCTTCCATGGTTCAGCAAGCCATGAATTAATAAAGTTCATTAGCTGTTCTGGAGTATCTTTACTTTTTAAAAACATTTCTGCTACTTCGCCGAATGTTACCCATGGCGAATATATAGAATTTAAGTGAAATGATATAGAACTAGCATGACCTTTATTTTTATTTTTAACTACCCATTTTCCTAATCTAAGCATTTCTGGCTTTTGCCTATCGTAAATCGGCTGTTTACAATGCATGCACTGGTAATAAGCAGTATATTTTACTTCACTTGGTGTTGTATATTGTTCTGGCCACATTATGCCACCGCTTTCTCCCTTTTCTCTAGGTCGAAAAAATAGCGGTTGATACGTACCACAATGTGGACAAGGCACTTGATACTCCATTTGTAAATCTGCCTTTTTATAAGATTGCCAAATTACACCATCTTCTAATACTGGAGAAGATACTTTTACTTTCTTTTTATTCCAGAATGTTTTTGTACGCTCTTCCGCCAGTGATATTGGATTTGCTTCATCACCTGACCATTTTGGATATTTTTCTGCTTCATCAAAGAATACATATCTTACTGGTCGAGATGATAGATTTGATGGAGAATTAGCACCAGCAATAGCAATATACATTTCATCAAACTGCAATTCATCTTGCTTACTTTTATCCTCACGGAATTTGTTTTTTAATGCTGGAGATAGATTAAACATAGGCTTTAATCTGTTTTCTGCTGTAAAAATACCTAATTTATCCGTTGGATAAACAACAATCATAGGACCTGGATCTTGGTCTATAGCATAACCTATCATATTTTGTTCTGCTGCTGTTTTCCCTATCTGCGTACCAGCAACAAAAGTTATTTCCTGAAACTTAGGATTAGAAAATGCATCCATTATATCTCTTAAATATGGTGTCTTTGCTGTTCGCCATGGTCCAGGACTAGCCGAGTCTTTACCAGATAATATTCTGTTTTCATCTGCCCATTCACTTACAGTTATTTTTTTAGGAGGCTTGAATATTTCTAAAGCCTCCATGATGTATTTAGGGGAAATTATTTTTTCTTTTTGCCACCAATTCTTCCTTCTCCCTTCGCCAGTAACTCTAAAACATAGTTTACCTTCTTATCTATTACTTCTTTTGCGGAAATTGCTATTTCTGCATCATAAGAATTTATCTCTGTAGCTACTTCATGGCCAAGAGATGTTATTTCCTTCTTGAGATAACCAAATAATTGTATTAAATCTTCTTTTACTTGGCTTACTGGTATATATTTACCCTTTTCCTTCTCCAATTTTATTAATTCTTGCTCTGCTTTAGCTTCTTTTAGATCAGCTTCAGCTTTAATTTTTCGTTTTTCTGGAGAATCTGTCTGCGTATATTTCCATTTTATAAGCTCTTTTAAATTCCATTTTCCATATCCTTTTTTTGGGGCTCCTTTTTTATACCAGTTATTTAAAGTTTCAGCACTTATTTCAAAAAAATCACAGATTTCAGTAGTGCTATAAACCCATGTTTCATCAGCCTTTGCGGTTTTTTTGTCTTTTGTGGGTGTACTTTTCAACTTCATAACTTTCAACCCCATTTTTTTATTTTTTATGCGATTTTTCACGCGCGAAATGCGACCCCTAGGCTTTTAATATCGTGACGGAGTACCTTTTCCAGTGGGGGTGTACATCATGATAACAATTATCATTTTATAATCTAATTGATAATTGTTATAGATTGATAATGATTATCTTATACTTTTAAGCTCCGTTTCCATGATAGAAGCTATCTTTCTAAGACAAATAAATCTATTGTCCCATGTCTTGTACTCTGTTTCTGTGAGTACAACTTTTGCTTTGGCTTCCTTGTAGACGCTCTTTGTCTGTTGAACATCTGTATCTACATCTACCAAAGCCTTTAGCTTTAATTGATTAGCTTTGGGATATTGTTCCATATATAATAAAAGTTTCTCTGCTTGTATTTGCTTTAATAAGTCCTCGGCATCCGCCATAACATTTTTGTATCTGGCCAACTTTTCTGATACCAAAGCAAGTGTATTAGTAGCACAAGCAGTAAGTTCTATTATTTCTTTTGGTGTTGGATTAGTCGGTATAATAAATGGATTATCCATATATATTCTTTAAATACCTCCTGCATTTATCTCTTATTTCTTTTAATCTATCTGTATTATGTCTTGCATAATGACAACTATCACATAGCACGACACCGCCAGATAATTCATCAGTCTTGTCTTGAGCATTTGGCTCATGATGAAATTTATGTTCTGGAGATACATAAGCACCACAAACAATACATGCATAATTATCTCGCTCAAAAATCTTTTGATTGAGTTCTCTTAGCTTCTTGCCTGTTAGTTTTACTCTATGTTTTTTCTGTAGCATTTACTCACCACCAACAAAAAAAGAGATATTGCATTTGCAATACCTCTCTATATACATTATATATATTACTTATATAACTTATGTGAATTACTTTTAAATCTTCCGCTTTCTTTATGGCATGTATTTTTTACGTGAACCAAATCTTTTATACTAAATGTTTTATCTTGGTCCCTAGTATAATTTAAACACTTGCCATGTTTTAGCTTTATTTTTCTATGTGTACATGTATTTTCTACATTGTAATAGCATTTTTGTTTATAACATTTTATTACTGTCATGTTTTCACCTTCTTATAAAAGAAAAAGACAGCCTAATTTGACTGCCTTTTCTTTCTCATGTACGGAAGTGAAGTCATATTAAGTTGTCCTGATTAAGAAATACCATTAGTTAAACGCTTGCCTTATTTCTACTTGTAAAAATTATAGCATTGTTTCTCCTTAAACAAAAGGGCAACTTTTTTCCACCTTATATGGCATCTCCGCCAAAGAATTTTATAGTTAAAATATCTATTAGTTTTATTCTGTTTCTATATACTGTTTTTATATCACAGTTTAATTCATTGGCTATATTATCTGCACTCATATGCTTAAAATACTGCATTTCTATTATGCTATTATATGGTTCATTCCTTATTGCTTCCATTGCCCTCTCAATTTCTTTTATTGCTCTTACATCTCGTAACATTGATTTTCTTATCTTTATACTTTCGATAAACCTTCTTTCCTCTAAATCATCATTTAAATATTTATCCGTATTATTGTTAGGACTAACCACATGAACTGCTGGAACTGTTTCAAAGTTTTCTTTTTTTATATCCTCTAAATCCTTTTTAAACTCCTCTATATTTTGCTTTAGAATAGGATAAGATTTTAATTTCTTAACTGTTTCTTTTCTATAAAAATCGCTTGCTATATTCTTTTTTGGTGTATTAATTGCTATTACATTTTCTATTATATTATTTGCTACTTCTTTAAGTTGTTTGATTGTTTTATTCTCCGCCATAATATACCTATCTTCCTATTTAATATTTATCATCTTGTTAATAATCTTAGTTATTAATTAACATTAATTTTATTAAGCCTGCTAAGATTTCTTCTTTATCATTATTTTTTTTATCTTCTTTTTCTATGTTTATCATACATTTATTTAAAAATAACTCTGCTTCAACACTATTTTCACATTTATTTATTAAAATTTCTTTTTCTTTACATATTGCATAAACTTCATTATTCCTTTTTATTACTATACCTTCAATAGCAGACTCTTTTACTAAACCCATATTACCTATTATATATTTGCTCATTTTCATTTCTCCTGTAATTCATATATAAAATCTTTTTTAGGATATCTTGCTGTTAAATTTGTTTTAATATCCTCTAAGTAAACATTATCTCCCTCTGTTATTTTCCCATATATTTCACACATGGCTATATTTGCCATTTTAGATGCATCTTTACCAGTGAAAACCATAAGTGTTTTATCTTTTTGTTTTCTGTCCATGAAGTTTACGTTTAATTTTACTTTATCTTCTTCTGGTATCTTATGAAGCTGTGATATGCTTTTTACACTTATTTTTTCATGGTTTAAATATATGAATTGAGCCATTGTTTTTTACTCCTATAATTCTTTGTAGATATTATCTATTACATATTCAGCTTCTGCTCTACAGGCATATACACCTATTAAAACATTATTTGGTGATTTGCTTTTTATTTTAGCCTTAACCAAAACAGCATCCACCTCCATATTAAATTTAATATATATATACTCTATTAAATCCTTTTTTACTATTCCTACGTTACCTTTTATATATTCACTCAATTTTATTACCTCTATTTATCTGTAGTATGCACATTAGCATTACTCCTATACAACCGCCAATAATTAATCCTGCTATAAACATATTACTCACCCTTTATACTAGCCTGCATAAGTCTTTCACGCATTTCATTAACTAAAAATTCTTTATCGTATTCATCAAGACATAACTTCAAAATTTTTATTTCCATCAACAATTTCTTTGAAGTATTTAGGAATTATCTTTAATTGATGTTCCATTTTTTTCTAACTCCTTACTTAAATCCTCGTTTATTTTGGATTTTGGATATCCTAAAATTTCACCTACACACATCAAATTCATATATGCATTAGCTCCTAATCCAAGTTTTCCCAACTTTATATACTCGCTTATTAGCTCTTTATATTTTATTTCTGCTCTTAATCTAGTATCTATTAAAAGCTGGTGTTGCTTTTGGTAAATGTTTTTCTCAAATCCCATTTTTATTCCCCATATATTTATCCTAATCGTTTGGTTTTTCTTCTAATTTTTCCCAGTCTGAAGGTGGTACATCTCCTATTTCAGATGGGCAATTAGTACCAAAAGGGCAGTAATCTCTATAACAATCTTTTCCGCTTTCTTTAAAACTTTTACAATGGTTTTTAATTACTTCGATAGCCTTGTTTAACTCTTCTACGCTCGCCATACTTATTCACCTTCTGTCATTGTTTTTTCTTCTTTCTCTATACTCCTTATCTAAAACATATATCTTGAATGTATTATTTTGTATATCATCTTTTAGTATTTCACTACCACAAATTGGACACTCGTAATTATTTTGTTGAAATTTTACTAAATCATTTGCTTTTTCAAAGTAAAATACTTTGCTACATTCTGGACATATAAACTTATAATTTATTCTTAAAATCTCGGCACCTTTTAAAGTTAACTCATCCAGAAACTTTTCTGCTTCATCAACACTTGTGCCAGTCATATATGCTATATAGTTTGGCATAAAATTTTCTATCCTAGTGTTTACCAATCTATCTACTACTTTTCTTACGTTTCGCCTTTTTTCATCAACCTTCATTTTTCCACCTTCTTTTACAGATATTCTCCTAATCAAAAAATAACTTTATTAGCATTATGAAAAACCCTACAGTAGAACTAATAAGAACCATGACTATAATGTCGGCAATAAAAGCACTGATAATAACAGTAATAAAACTATCTATACAATCAGCTTCAATCCAGTTTATTACCATAAATATAAAACATATAAGATACATACATACACTTGCACCAAAAATTAAATGTATTTTTTCATCATCCATTTAGTTCACCTTTATTTAGTGTTATAACTACAGATAAACCAGTTTCTTTATCTGTTTTTATTACCTTATTTTTTAAGAGAAAATCAGCAATATCTGGATTATCTTTTACGAAGTTCAAAATCATCTTGCTGACAATTTCTATATAATCCAATTTATCTTTTAAGTTCATATTGTCCATGTTTACCTCCTATTAGTTCAAGAGCTTTTTTTATTTGTTTTGGCGTACCTACAGGCACTAACTTAATACCTTTTCTATCCGCCATAACCATTATTGAATAATCCTCTTCTAATTTTTGTTGTATTAAAGGTAATCTAGCTAAAAGCTCATATCCTTCAATGTTGTATTTTTCTCGAATTTTATCTTCTAACTTTGTTAATTCTTCACCTATTTTATTAGCTATAGACTTGTTATCTATATACATTAATCCTGTCAATAAATCGTTAAACTGAATTATTTCTGGATTTAATTCTTTAAATCTACGCTTTAACTTTGTTAATAAAACATTCGTTACTCGTAAGTTGTCAGTATATATTAAGATGCCATTTTTAACTAATCTATCTTTTTCTCTAGATAATATCTCATTGAAATTGTATTGATATTCTATAAACGACTTTGGCTGTAGATTTTTTCTTATATAATCCTCTGTTAGTTTATATAATATAAAACTACTTACTTTATCCTTTGGTTTTTTTAAGAACTCTTGTGTATTTCTAAAATTTAAATACTCGTTTAAAGCTTCATCTACATTAAGCAAAGGATTTTTATATATTTTTACAACTTCATTATTGTATTGTTCTGTTTTTGTCATTCTAATGTTAACTTTTCTCTTCTTTTCAAGGAATTTAAACTCATTCCTCCACTCATACCTAAATTTGTTGTCCCTCTATGGCTATATCTTCCAGGATGTTTCCAATACTTTCTCTCATGTTGAACACAACAAAATACAGTACGTTTATCTTTTTCTGTTTTTATAACCACACGTCCGCCACACTCACGACAATAAAACTCTCTTAATGGCACTCCATCTATCTTTGTTTCTTCATGCTCAACATTCTTATTTTTTTCTACATATTTTCTGCATTTTCCCGAACAATATTTTTGAGTTTTCCTTTTAGCCTGAAACGATTTTTTACATTTAGGATTAGCACATTCTTTTATCATCTTATTACCACTCCTTAAACCATTTCATGCAGCCAATACGCATGAAGTCTTTTATTTCTATATCTGTTAAAGCTTTAATGTTTTTTCTTTTTGGTGCCTTAGCTTTGACTTCACAATCGTATGAAACAGTTATTATGCCTGCAATACCTGCTGTTTTGTCGTGTATTTCATCTTTATATTTTTTATACAATTCTTCTGGGAAGGCATAATATAAAGAACTGACAAGCTGTGATGAATGATATATTTTCTTTTTGAAATCATTTCTAAAGTCGTTTATGTCGACTTTTATTTCAATTTCAGTTAAATAACCAGATTTAGTGATATATATAAAATCTGATTCATACATCTTGCTTGGTCTTTCCCATGGATTTAATTTTTCTACTTCTGATAAGATATCTTTTTTATATTCGCCAGTCATAAGAATATTTGGAATACAGATATATTGAATTCCAAAATGTTTTCCTAGCATAAGTTGCATTTCTTTTTCTGTCATTCAATTACCTCATATTCTTCAATTTTTATATTCCATCTGCAAAAAATATCATTATATTTAGCTTTCATTTTTCTTTTAATATATTTATTTTTCTTTAAAATTTTGGCTCTTTTATTAACCATATTTTTAGGTAAACTATTAATATATATCACTACTCGTTTTCCTCCGTTTTCATCACATCATGTTGTGCTAGAAATTCTGTATTTTCTATATCTATTAAACTTATCTGCTCTCGCACTCCTTTTGCATACAATATTGCTTGTTCCTGGAATTCATTTAATAAATTTATGTCATTTTCTGTATACCCAAATTCATTTATTGATTGGTATATCCAAGAATAAAACTTAGTTTCTATTGGTATAGAATGTGGTGCTTTATATAAACCAAGTAATTTACATTCCTTTAATTCTTCATCTTTCCATTTAAGCTCAATTCCAGTAATTATTATTCTTTCTATTAGAAATTCTGGCAGTTCTAAGTTCCTTATTCCTGTAAACTTTAATTCTTTTAATATTTCTTCAAATCTTTCTACAGGTCTTTGATTATCTCTTACACTTTTTTCTACACCATTTTCTACATATTTACATACAATAACTATACCTTTACGAGTTGCTTTTTTATTTATTTCTTTTATATTGATACCATCTTTTACTATTCCTTCCGCCATATCTTCTGCACCTCGCTATTTATTTTTTTAGCTTTTTCTATCTCCATACTTCTTACCATTTCTACACATTCTTCTGTATAGTGTGGTTTTACATATGGGCATGGTTCTTTCATTATCGTGCAGATATAACCTACATCTGCATCATACTCTGTATGTGGGCACATTATTTATCATCTCCCCAATCAGCAACATCAAATGGTTCATCCTCATAGTATCCTCTATCATTATTTTTCTTGATTGCTTTATTGAATAGGCTATTGAAATCTAAACAATAATGCTTACCAAAAATTATTAATAATAGATGCATATATCCCTGTGCAGCTTGACTTATATCAAACGCTTCTAGAAATGCTTTTTCTATATCTACAGCAGAAATATATTCTTTTCTATTGATTTTGTTTAATAAATTTGAGTTTTCCTCTCCTAATTCGCCAAATTCCTCGGCGATTTTCTTGAATTGCTCACCCAAATCGTTATCTAATACTTTTACGCAGAATGGTAATTTTTTGTGTTTAAATCTCTTTTTACTCATATTTAGCCTCGTTTATAATCGTAATCTTCAAATTTATCAACGCTATTGAAAATAATTTTATTATTTACCCAACGTTGAAGATGTTTTATTTCTTTGGGAGCGTTTGATTTATTAAAAATCATTATATATGGATCTAAATCTTCTTTTAAATCACTCCAGTAATTCGTAAGTACATACACCTTAAAATATCTAGGATGTAACTTAAAATTCTTTCTTATAAATAAAAACTTTTCTTTTATCTTTTCATCATGTGGATTATCCCACGCAAAGTGAAAAGCTTTTACTTTTATTTTCTTTAAAACCTCTATATTCTCTTTTGTTATTAACCTAGCATCAAGACCTTGTGTAAAGTCTACATATGCACCAGAATTTGCAAGTTGCTTTAGTAAATCCATATGTTCACTACATGCTAATAGATTTGGATCTAGTAATTTTATTACTTTTTGACCATTCCAAAATTGATTTAAATCCGCAACTTTTACTGATATACTGCCTTCTTTTTTACCAACTATGCAAAATGGGCAATTGCGAGGACAGCCACGAGTAAGAAATCCATATGCCACATCTTTTATATTGTATAAATCATAATCTGGATATGAATTTTCAATTTTGGATGGTAAATTACATCTAGGATTTAAAGTTAATCCTGTACCGCCAACAATAACTCCATAATCTATAAGTGCATTAGCTATTTCTTTATTTTCTTCAAAGACGCAAGCAGCCAAAATACCATCAAATTCATCTTTGAAAAAAGGCATCTGTCCTTGTAATATGTTTTTCTTATCATCTTTTGATAATTTCAAAAAACTAACATTATGATTGTTGCTTTTAAAATATGATGAAAGCTTCATCAATGCTAAATTAGGAAAATTATGGCTGTCTATATCAATCAATAGTATTCGCAATTAAGTTCACCGCCATAATCGTTCCTACTATTGCTGTTAATAGTAGGCTTATTTTACATATTAATTCCGTTCTTCTTCTTTTCTTTAGATATTCAATATCTTTATTTATCATCAATTTTCCCTCCTGTATTCCTCTATTCGTTCTACTTTTCCGCCATTTTTTAAATCTAGAAAATTTACGTTGCCATTAAATTTAACTCTATAGGCTTGTATATCTTCTGGTCTTAAATACTGGCGTCTGTATTGCTCGTAAACAAGTCTCCACAACTTCCACGGAACAAAGAAAAATTGGTCTTGTATTCCTATTACTACACCTGTTATAGCTCCTAATTTATAGTGCTTTTCTAGGCACTCCATTTGATTTTCTGTAAGCACATCTGCACGAATTTTATCTGTAGATGTATACTTAGCTTCAAAAACTATAGATAATCCGTCTTTGAGCGTTCCTTTGAAATCTGGCTGTGATTTAGAAGTAAATCTACCTTTAAAAAATCCATTTTCCAAAGGTTTTGATACCTTAAATGGTTCTGGTGTCTTTTCTATAAAGGCTCTTTCTTGTAGGTTATATTTCATGCAACCGCCAATTATTTCACTTTCAAATAAGGCTCCATTCTTATTATTGATAAGACCTCTTAGACTTCTATCCATGTTTATACCTCCAGTTCTTTATATGCTTTTTCTATACAATCTAAAAATGTATAATTGCATGATATTTCTATATGTGATTTTCTTATTTTTACAAATCTCATATTTTGTAATTTATATAAAATATCTTCCACTGTTCTATATTCCAAGCCAAAAACATTTTTAAATGTTGAATATATTGTGTTAAATTCTAACCATGATGCATTATTATCTAGCGTTGGTTCTGGTAGATTATCTATTATTATTGCTAATGCTACCCATATATTAGGCTTGTACTCTCTTTTGCAATAGAAATCCCCCTGTTTTCTTATTAATGGCAATAAAGCTCTATTCATGCTTTCTTTTTCTGCTATTTTAGGAATATACATATTTAGCAATACATTTAAATCTGCCACTATTAAATCAGACTTAAATTCATATTTAACAGATAATTCCTTCATTACATACTGTTTATCAAAATCATCTAGTTTAAATATAAACTGCCAAATACTGTCTTTATCAGCAGTTAAAATTTTGTAGTGAAGAACTTGCATAGTTATATCTTCTTCTAGAAACCTATCATGTTTTTTGATGATATTTCCTAGTGATGTTAACTTCTTACCATTACTCAAACCAGTTATTTTAAGCCAGCTTTTTAAAACTTTTACTTGATTGGCTGTTATTCCTAATTCTTCTAGCTTTAAGTTATTTATATATTTAAGACCTTTTGCTAAGTGTCTTAAATTAAATGCACCATAATTACTCATATCTACCTGTCCTTGCGTAAAATTTATACTCCGCCAATTTTTGTATATATACCATGTTGGGGTAATAAGCCTTTACTATGCCATAACTCAATCCTGTTATTTTTGATATTTCCCTAAACTTATATATAAATTCATTTCTATATAAATTCATTTCCTTTCTTTATTTTTAATTTTTTCTCTTTTATGCTTTCTCTCTTACGTTTGAAATATATTCTCATTCTTTGATTTTGTTTCAAACGTCTACAATCATTGCAACAATATCTGAAGCTTAGACTTTTTGCTGTGAAAACTGTACCACAATATTCACAGGTCTTTATTACTTCCAATTTATTAACCCCAATCTTCTATTACCTCTGGTACATCTATGTTTTCCAAAGGCTTTCTGTACTTACTCTTTTTAAATTTCTGATACTGGCTATCTATTCTATACATGGTTATTCTTTGTACTCTGCAACATTCATAATAGCCACCATTATCTGCCCAGCCATAACCATCATAAATACTATTTTTATCTATGATGTAGCCTTTTGGGGCTTTTTTTGTTGCCATGTTCCACCATCTATTATTTTTTATAACTTTGGTGGTTACTAATGGCATTTTTAAATTCTTAGATGCACAAAATCTTTTCTTATGCACCTTTTCCTTTCTGTAAAATTGCTCCCTACTATTTTTTATTAAGTAAGAAGCCAGCTTTTTGTATTCCCCACTGTAATCTAAATGTCTTATCGTTACTCTTGGGTATTTACATTCTTCTGTACCAACTATTCTTTGCCATGCTTTAGTTAGTACATCAGTATCGTGCTTGTTCATCACAATGTGGAAATGTATCATACCTTTTTTTGTGATGCCAGCCACGTAAATATACTTGAGCTTTTTTTCTTCTCGCTTATATATTTTTCTCACTGTGTCTAGAAATGTATTAATATTTTTTCTGGCCACATTTATATCTATTTTTTTATGTGGTGGATAATTTAGCGTTAAGAATAAATCTCCACCCTCAAAATTTTCATTAATTTTGTATCGGCAGTTACGCTCTGCTTTTTTATCTTGGTAACGCAACTGCTTCAGCGGTGTTTTACCTAGTGCAGGGCCATTAGGTATATTCTTTCCATATCTGCCACTATAATATTGGAACTGGTCTATATAATTTTTTCCATATACCTTTTTCTGCACTAGTGCCATATTTCTAAGCCTCCTTGTTTTTATTTTCCTGTTAAAATAATACCTTTAGCAGGTCCACAAAACGCTCCACCGAACGCTTAAAAATTGACACCTAACCATTATTGATATATAATTTAATTAAACTTTATATGTGGTTAGTTTTAAGCCCTTAGATTACTGCGAATAATCTAAGGGCTTCGCCATTTTTTTAAGCCAGTAGAACGCTTTGTGTTTCTACTTAACTATCTTTTCTATAAGAGCTGGTAAATCTATGCCATGCTCTTTTTTTATTTTGTGAAAATTTTCATCAAGAAAATCAACTACTCTAGTTTCTTCATCACCTTCGTAAGCAAATTCAATTCTCACGAAGTCTATCTTTTTTCTCTTAATTAATAGAGCAAATCCATCTTTAGGTGTTACTGTACACCAATCAACTACTTCCGCTGTTTCAGCATTAAATAAAGTTCCTTCTTCCATTTTTAAAAACTGAAATTTATTATCTTTTTTATCAAAATGAAGAACTACATTACCTTTCTCCATTTCTCTGATAGCTTCAAGATATTTTAATTGCATCATCATTTTATTTTTCCCCTTTCTAGTTTATGCCATACTGTATCGACATCTTCTTTAATACTGCTATTGCACTATTAATAAGCCTGGCATCTTCCTCGATAATATCGAGTTTATTAATTTCTTTTATTTTATTTTTATTTAATCCAGCTTTATAAGCTCTTTCTTTCTTGTTTTTTAATCTTCTATCTAAATCACAACGAGCTTCTGCTTCTAAACGTTCGTAAAACTCATGGCGAATTGCTTGATATGGATTTTCCATATCTAAGCAAGGATAATATTTTGCAATTTTTCTCGTTACTGAACCAAAATATAGACGCCAATTACTGGCATTTATTTGTTCGAGTTCTTTTATCTGCTCAATATTAGATTCAATCTTAGCAAGACGATTATCATGTTCTTCTAATCTTCTTTGCTGTTCTTTCATTATTTGAATAGATTTTTCAAGAATATCAAGCTGATTTAGTGGTTTAGCAATATAACCACCATATTTTCTAATTGAAGGTATAACTTCTTTTGTAATCCAACGTTTAAATTCTTTAGCCTTCGGTAATTTTGAAGAAAGTGCTAAACTATATAAACCACTTTCGTTTATAAATAATGTTTGTTGTTTTCCACCAGCAGGGGTGAACGTTTCGTTCATACCTTTATCGTCATCATCTCTCTATATATCTACTTGCTTTTTTTATGCTGTTTTTAAACCTAATCATGCTATTTTTTTATTTTTAGCATTTGTTTCCGCTACTTGAGCAACTTTTACCAGAGATAAAAAATATCTTTGATTTTCTGGATTTAACTGTTTAAAGATTTTAATTGTTTCATCTACATAATCTTTTTTCATATAATTCACCTCATTTTTATTAATACAAAGTTAATTTTTATTAACTTTATGTTATTTTTCTTTTACATTGTATTAATTTTATGTTAAAATTTTAACATAAAGAAAAAAGGAGTGATTATATGTTACAAAGATTAAAACAAGCAAGAAAAGCTCTTGGATTAAATCAAAGTGCTTTTGCTAAATATCTTGGATTAACTCAAACAGGATATTCAATGATTGAAAATGGTAGAAACCCTTTATCAGAAAGACATATTAAAGTAATATGTAAAACATTTAATATCTCTGAAAATTGGCTACAAACTGGAAAAGGCTCTATTTTTTCATGTTCACCTTATGAAAAAGAATTAACTGAAATTCTTAACTCACTTGAACCTGAAACACAAGAATATCTATTTAAAATGGCTAAAGAATTATTAAGCACCCAGAATAAATTAATTAACAAAAGCTCAAAATCTGATGATGAAAAAACTTATAATGAAAAATTAGAACAGGTAGCAAATGAATTAAAAGTAGCAGAGGAAAAAAACGAATATATAGCTTCCACTACTACAAATACTATCGACAATTCCACAGAAAAAAGGGCATAAAAAAAGACCACCTTTAATGGTGGCCTTTTTTATTGATAAAAATAATATAAATGTTAAGATAATACTATAAATATAGAAGGAAGTGTTTTTATGTATTATTTGAGAAGTCTTGTTTTATGCTCTATTTTTATTTTATTAATGGTATCTAGTTGTTTTGCACATGTACGAACAGCATACGAACCAGAATGGGACAACGCTTACTCTTTAAGCGTACAAAGTATTAGAGCTAATCTCGGTCTTTGTTTTGTAAAATATTCTACACCAACAGAAGATATGTACTGGTTTAGAATGGATAAAAGAAAAGATGAAGATAAAATCTTACCTTATGCTACTTTTATAATAGATGGTATTGAATATCCTGTAGTAGCTTTAAAAAATCCAGATTATAGATATCTAGAAGCTGGACAAACATTAATTGATACATCATCATTAAATAACGTTGTTCAACATAGTAATTTTAGATATTTCAATTTAAATAAAGAAATAATTCAAAAACTATCTACAGCCAATGAAGTAAAACTTAAATTTGATTGCGTTTCTAGAATAAATAGAACTACCACAATACCAGATGATTTGGTATTAGCTGTTAAAGAACAAATAAAAATGCCATATGAAGATATAAAAGCTAACTGGAAACCAATTGATGACTCTTTATAATCAACTTCATATTTTGTAAGAAATAGGAAGTTAAAAATTTAAGGTAGATGCTAGAAACACAATATCTAGTATCTACCTTTTTTATTTTGCTTAAAATATGTATTCTCTAAATGGATTTTTTATAAAATCTGACTGACTTTGATTGAGTTTGCAAAAACCACTATATATAGTGTTATATAATATATATAAAGTATATATATATTATATATACTTTATATATATTATATATTGCATTTCTATATATATATTATATAATATATATATACCACATATAAGGAGTGATATTATGGAAATTATCTCTATAATAAATCAAAAGGGCGGAGTTGGAAAAACAACAACTGCCCAAAATTTAACAGCAGGTTTAAGATTGCAAAATAAAAAAGTATTATTGCTAGATTTAGATGCACAATGCAATTTAACTTTATTACAGCAAGCAACTAAAAATACTCATGATATTTTAGATGTACTCACTGGTAAAATAAAAATTGATGAAGCAATAGAAAACGATTTTATTGCTGGATCGAAAAATCTAGTCTTACTACAAAATAAATCTGGTATGGAATCTGTATTAAAAAACATCTTAAGCGTGATGAAAAACAACTATGATTATGTAATTATAGATACTCCTCCAGCATTAGGAATAATTACATTAAATGCTTTGACTGCTAGTAATTCTATAATAATTGCTACTACAGCAGATTTATTACCAATGCAAGGTTTAGTTGATTTATACAAAACTGTACAAGCTATACAAAAAACATCTAATAAAAATCTTAGTATAAAAGGTATTTTAATAACTAGATTTAACAAACGAACTATATTAGGAAAATCTATGTTAAATAGTCTTATTGATATAGCAAAAAGATTAAATACAAAAGTATTTAGTACTACAATAAGAGATAGCATTTCTATAAAAGAGTCCCAAGCAAAAATGACTGACATATTTAGATATGCTAGATATTCTACAGCTGGTCGAGATTATAGAGCATTAGTAAAAGAAATATTGGAGGATAAATAATGGACAACTTTAAAACTTTTGATAATCCAGCAGATATGCTATTAGGTTTAGATGATAACAAACCAGAACCTGAAGTAATAACAGATAAAAAAAATCTAAAAGAAATTCTTGATTATGAAAAACAAACAAAAAAGAAATTAATAGTCATTGGTCCAAAATTATTTGAAATCATAGAAAAAAAAGCTAAAATTGATGGTCGAAGCGTAAATAATTATATAGTTAACGCATTAAAAGAATATGTACTAAAATAATAAAAGAGCCTAGCACATAAATTAGTGTTAGGCTCTTATTTTTTATCCATTTATAGCTGTTTTATTTTTATCTTAATGTATTTATACCTACAAAGATTTTAAACAGCTTATACAGGCTATTATTTTATAGCTTTTTGGCAATCTTTATACCAAAGGCACACATCTATATTACATTGTTTAGTAGCATAACAAGGATTATTTCCCTCTTGCTCCTGCAATATATGTATCATATCGGCTTTTCTAGCTTTCTTTGGTAGATTTACAGCTCTATCTTTTGCTATAGCTTTTATTTCTTTTATCGTTGGCATCTACTCATCTTCTTTCTTGGTATATATAAATTTATTTAAACTAGGCACTAACTTTGGCTTTACTTCTAACCCAAAAACGATTACGCTTGGGAGGATTGCGGAGCCGTGTTCTAGGTATAGTTATACCTTTAGCGTTCTACTAAAGATATAACTATATTTTTACGCCTGGTTTTCTTGCGTCTGCCAGTCCAGTTTTCTACTAGTTCCTGCTTTTACACAGGTAGGATATTAATGGTTACTTAATTGCCCCAACCACCATACGTTTCCGTATGTTATCCTAATACGGCTTATAGCTTATGCTACAATCCCAATCTGCAACTTACGTTGCCTTTAACCACCGTTGTCTACTTTTAACCATATAAATATATTACTCAAATAAAAAAAGCCGTCTAAACGGCTCTCATGAGTTCTTATTTACTTAGGCTTATTAAGGGAGTTTAACAACATTCCGCCCTCTTAGGTAAATTTGGATAGTAGAATATATCCAAATGCCCCACCGATTTTCCGCCTCCGCTGGTGATACGGTTGGTTACTTTCTGCAACCACTTATTTATACACTCCGCCAAGTGTAGCTCTCGCTCTCCTAGAATAAGCATCTAGGCACGCTCTTGACGTTTATTCCGCCAAGTGATTTTAGATACTAAAAAACACATCACAACATCTTCACCATTTTTCCGACATTGGAAAAATGGGATAATGCTATAATGTGCCTACTATTCCTACCTAAAATCATTAATAATTTATGATATGTCGTTGACATATCGCTAATATATAAGTATAATGAGTTTAGAAAACAACTCGGACAACTTATTTGCGGTAGGTTGTTCGGCAAGACCAATCGTGCTACCAACACGTTTGGTCTTTTTTATTTCTAAAAACTTTTTATTTGATTGTTAAGAAAATTGTCTACGCTTCTATAATATATTAAATTAGACCTATTGTCAATTTTGTTGTATAATTTAAATATAAATATTAATGCAGTTCTTACGCTTTCTATTTATTAACTATAACATTATAATGTATTTGAATATGAATAAGCCTATGGAAAGTGTAAGATAACATCAAAAGAGCTACTAAATAGTAGCTCTTTTTTTATTTTCCTATTACTAATTCTATTTGTTCTTTTGATAATTCTTTGCGTACATCAAAACCATTCTCATCTATTTCTATTTCATAAAAAGATGCACTAATTTCCATTTTATAAACTGGGATATTCTTATAAATCACAAAATCTCTATAAATGCTTTTAGGCTCTCTCTTAATAAATTTATCTCCTAGACTATTTGTATAAAAAGAGAGACTAACTTTATTTTCTGTCATTGAACTTGATAAATATATATATTTCAACATATCTTCATCATTAAATAAGAAGTCAATCGTCTTGTCTATAGCCTCTTCAAGATTTTTATTTTCGATTAATTCAATCAATTTTTCCATAGCTATAATTCCATAATAACTATTACTATGAAAATCACTAGCAATATTATCAATAATATCATCTTTCCAATCAACATATTCAAGTTCGTTGTTTCTTCTTTTAGCAAATGACATCATTTCATCTGTGGCTTTTTCCACTATAAATTTACCTTTTATCTTGCCATTAATACAGCTATCTATTACATAAATAATTACTTCTTCCGAGTATGGTTCTAGTATTAATGGTAGACATATCTTACCTTCATTATTTTTATAAGAATCATTTAAACGAAATATATAGTCTATATAATAGAACGTTTTCTCTATTGCTTCAAATAAAGTTAGGCTTTGTATTTCTTCTTTTAATTTTTTCCATAAATCCTCCAAATGTTTTATAGAATCATCTAATACAGGATTATTAATATCTATTTCATTATAGTATTTATAAGTAAGTTTTTCTTCATCTTCATCTAAATTTATATTTTTTATTTCAGACAAATCATTTACTACAATCAATCTTTTTTCTTTTCCAATGTTTATTCCTTTTTCAGTTTTAATTAGTTTAATCATTTTACATTCTCCTTAATTTTCTTTTTTAAATTTATTGTAATTATTAAATCATCACCGCCACAAGATATTACCATATCAACTATCATATCAATGGTTTTTAAATCCATTGCTTCTTTATTGAATAATTCAAAATATTTTCTTTTAAGTTTTAAATCAGCATCAAGATACTCATATTGTCTTTCATATTGGTTATCAAACATCTCACGTTCAAATTCAAGTGCTCTATTTGCTATCACGATAGCATCATCAATGCTAAATTTTAAATTCAATACTTCTTCATCAGTTTTATCATAAAACATTTTATCTAATCTTTTTGGTAAAAATGTTCTACCTTCGTAAAATTTATTTATTTCTTTAAAGAAATATAAATTCATTTTCTTCATACCTATTTCTCCTAACTTTTCTAAAATCAATTTTTCTACCCAGCTTTTAGGATAACTAGATATACTCTCATTATCCCAATCTTCTACAGTTCGGATTGGAATACCGAACTCTCTGCAAAACTTGGCACGACTCCAGCCTAGTTTTTCTCTCATTTGTTTAATTTTATTCATATGATCACCTCGATATTAATAATTGAAATATTGCTTTTTGCGTAGTGTTCCATTCCATTCGCACTGCAAAAATCTTCCTTCTTCATCAATTACGAAAAAAGAAGAGTCATATTTTTTTCCTACTTCCATTATTTTGCTTTCGCCATTTATATATTTTACATATTCGCAAAACCAAGTAGCAGGAGTTTGAAAATACATAGCTATAATAAAGCTTGCATTTTCAGTATTTTTAACAAGATTGATAAATAAAATTTTATTATTAAAAGAATGATAAGTATTATCATCCATATATCTTTCAAATAATATGGACTTAAAATTAAAGTTTTCTCTGATTTCATTAGCCCATTTTACTTGTTTAGGGCTACCTTTTAATTCTACGTTTTCAGAATTAATTAACTTAATACAATCATAAATAAATTTTAAACTCCAATTAAATCTAGCTTTATAATCGCCTTCTAATCTTTTAGCGTATTTATGTGCTAACCAGAATATTTCACGTTTTGTTAATTTCATCATTTTGGTAACCCCTTTCTTTGTTTTATTTACCTTACATCTATAATATACCACGTTAAACGTGGTGTGTCAATAATATTTTAAATATTTTTGAGCAAAAAAATAAGCCCTACCTTTATTGGTAGGGCTTGATTTATAAGAGCTTAGCATCATAATTTATTTTCTGAAGCTTTTCTATTTCCTTGAGAATATATTTATGTTCCTTAAATGTATCTTTGTAGAGTTCCTGGAATTTAAGATAATCCATGCATTGATGTTCTAGCGTGTAATGCATGCATGCTAGATATAATTCCATTGTGGATTCTTCCCATTTTTTCCAGTTCTGAAAAGTTTCTTTTAAGAAATTTTTTCTATATTCTATGGTTACTTGGTCTGGAGTATAACGCATAACTTCTTGCTGTTTAGATACTACCTGTAATTTTTCAAATTTAGGTGTTTCTAATATTTTTCCATAATTTTGCAAGTAATAAAGTTGTGTTTCTTCAAATTTTTCTTGTTCTTCTTTGGTTTGTTCTTTATGTTTTTTACTGTAGCAATCTAAGGAGCAGAAGGCATTAAATAGCATCATATCGTTATGGAATATAACACCTTGCATTTGGTGTTCTAAAACTTTTTGATACATTGCTTCTTTAGTCCAAGATTTTGTATCTATCATGGTTTGATTGCCTCCTGTTTTGGATTTGTTGCAAGAATTGGATTAACTGCTTCTTGCGTTGGAGTTGGTGTTGTAGGTGGTATTGGATTAATTGCTTTAGCTGCAACGTTCATCAAAGCTGTCGCTCCTGGGACTGCTTGATTTACTGCTATATTAGCCATGCTGTTTGCTATATTTTTACCTGTTTCTGTAAAAATAAAAAATCCAGCCAAAACACCTATTAAAAAACTAGCTCCATTATTCATTTTTTACTCACCTCTTATCAAGCTGTAGCTGTACCTGTTAATTGTGGTGGTACAAAAGCTGTTGGGCAAAGATTATTAGTTTTAACAGTAGCAGATGGTGTAGCAGTATTTGCACATAATACATAAATACGTCTGCTTCTAATTTGGTCTGCATATACTGGTTTACCGCATTTATTAATAAGAGTTAAAGTATTGGAACCATTAATAATATTAATTGGCAATACACCTGCACCACTTGGAATTGATTGGGCAATTAATAAGCAGATTTTCTGGTTATCGTTAATGGTCATGGTAGGGATTGTGATTTGAAGTACAGAGCCACTAATAGCAACATTTGTAGAAGCTATTAAATTAGGGCAAACTTGACAATTATTGATACAACTCATGTTTTATTACCTCTTTTCTAAATTAAAAAAGGCGGTTGTTACACCGCCTATAAAATCACGTCTTTATTGACGGAGCATTAGCAATTTGTACAAGAATTGCAATTTGTATTGTATGCATATCCAGGAGGAATTGGTGTGCCACAATTAATAAAACCTGCACCCCAATATGGTGGACGCTGTGGAATATTGCATGCTAACTGTGAAATTTTTTGGTCTAATGCAGTAAACATGCCTTCATTTGCTCTTTCAAGAGCATTAAATTTATTATCGCTATAAATTCTGTTTTCTAATTGTAAGTTTTTATTATTAGCTTCAGCCAATTTATCACGTAAGCCTTGGATTTGATAATAATCTACTTTATTGCCAAGTGCATTAATGCCTGCATTGGTCATTTCCTGTGTCTGACGTGCTGTTTGTTCGATTAAATACTGTGTTCTAGCACTGTCAATAATTTCTTGTTTTTCAACCTGGCAATTAGAAGTACCACCGCAATTATTGTAGCAATTACGATTACCAAAAAGACCTCCAAAACCGCCACCTGTAAACATCCAGAATAAAAGAATTAAGAAGATAATAAGTCCCCATCCACTCATTCCTGTGTTTTTTTCATCCATTGAAAACACTCCTTTATAAAATTTTTATTTTATACAAGCAAATTTTGCTGTATAAGCTATTTTAGTTGGCTTAGACCTCGTCTAAACTTATCTAAGCCATTTGTTGTTACTGGATTATTATTACCAGCCTGTCTATTAATTTGAATGGTGTTACCACCTGTATTTCCACCTGCTAAGGCATCTATCTTCATTCGTATATCATTAAGATTTATGCCTGCCATATTTGCTAAGACTGTAGCCATAGGATTGTTTAATGCTCCTTTTACTTTGGCTAGAGTTGTAGAATTTATACCAGCTTGTTGTAATAAATTAATTGCATCTTGCTGTGTATTAACGTTTTTGGCCATATTGCTTGCTTGTCCCCACGCTTGTTGCAATTTGCTTGCCTGCTGTGGATTTAACCCCATCATCTGTGATATTATTTGCGGATTTAACATTTTTTAACTCCTCTATTTCTTTATTCATTTCTTTTATTTTTGCCGATAGTTCTAAATTTTGCTGATTATTATATTTTATTTGTTGCAACAAGTCCTGCATGAGCTGATTTTGCTCTTGTTGTATTTGTTCTGGTGTCTTTTCTGGAACTATTACACCTAACTCTACTAATTTGTTGTAATATTCTTCTGTTATTTTGTTTAAATCCTCATACGCTTTATTTGTTACACCTATTACAGTTTTATTTCCATATAGGTCTTTATCACAAATTTTGTCGCCTTCAATTACATATTGTCTAAAATTTTCATACATCATGGTTTTTTACTCCGTTCAACTTCGTTATTTTTAGTATAAATATTTTTTATTTTTAAAAAGATTAAATAAAAGTGTAATAAAAATTAAAAAAAGGCATAAAAAAAGAAGCTACCCTAAGGTAGCTTACTTTTGTTTTAGAACCTTGCTAACAGCATCATAAATTTGCGTTAGGTTATATTTTATTGTTTCTGGTGCTACATGTAATCTATTAGCTATTTGGAATACATGTTTATTTTTAAAGATTTTTAGATATAATATTTTAATTTGTATTTCTGTTATTTTGGCTTCTCTTAAGATTTTCTTATAATCTTTTAGAGTTGCTGTTTTCAAAAAATTTCTTGCAATCTTCCTACTTTCTAACATACGAAACCCCTTTAAAATTTATATTTTATGCCTATAGCAACTGTGTCTTTATCCATGTATAGCCATGTTTTTTTCACATCTGCATTTATGGCCACACCATTATTTCCCAGTCCAATTCCTATAGCATAATCATTTTGCTGGTTGGTTTCGTATTTGCTCAATAATGTCTTGGCATTCTCCAAGGATTTGGTCAAATCTTTGACTTGCTCCTGTAGCTGTGTCGATTGCTGTTTCTGCTTTTCCAATGCTGTCTTGGAGTTCTCCAACTGTATCTTTGATTGCTGTAGCTGTGTCTGCAATGTCTTGTTTTGTGTCTGTAGCTCGGTCAAGTTTTGTTCTAATTTGGTCAACTGACTCTCTGTTATTAGATACGTATTTTCCGCACAATAGCCAGTAGATACACAACAAAATAAGCACAAAACCGCCAAAAATAAGAACGTTTGTAGCGTTCTTTTGTAAAAACTCCCAAAATTTAAGAACATATGCATACATCCATACACCTTCTTTTAAGCATCTAATTCTGTAATAATCGCTTCGTTTCTATTTTGCATTGTAATATCATCAAAATAAATTACTTGATTGCCTTGCATGAAACTAAATCTTTTAAATGTGTTTTTTAAGCTTTCATTTGGGCAATGAGATTGCGTTACAATGCCTTTAATACGTGTTTTTTCTACTGCGTTAAGTGGATTTCTAGAATATACTAAAATTTTCATGGTTCATTTTCCCCTTTTCTTTAACGTAAAAATTCCATTTTCTTTGTTTCGTCTACTCCATTTTCTACTAGTTCATTATTTTTATCTAAAACAAATTTTAATGGAGCAAATACTACTTTGTTTTCATCTTCGTATATGCATTTGTAGGGAATTAGATTTTCCCCTTCAGATAAATTCAAATAATCATCTTTACATAAATTCATGTTTTATTTCTCCTTAAATTGAAATTTTATTTATTAATTAACTGTTGCATGCAGAAAATATCCTGGAAGAATCATGCAATCTAATTTCATTTATCGGCTAAAATAACCGATAAAATAACCGATATAATAGCCGATATAAAAACCGATATAATAGCCGATAAATTAACAATTATAACCATAAAATCTGTTTATAATTATCTTCCGTTACCTGCTTCTCCGTATACTGGAACACCATAAGGTGTTGTTAAATCTATAGCTGCAACATAATAATAAGTATTTTCTGCTCTATTTTCATAAGTTTCTTTATAAATCTCACCAACATCTGCACCAATATAATATTCTGTTTTGAAAACTTCTTTGAGCGTTTCAAGAGAACGCAAATTATATCTATTACATCTATTAGTTAAAAACTGTCTTACTACATATTCACTTGTTGGGCACCAAATACCAGCATAAATAAAACATCTGCTATCATCTAAGGTTGGAACTCTTTTCAATTGTGGTACATATCTGTCTAAACAATCTTGAGCTAATAAAATGCGTTGTGCTTCTTGACCTTGTGGTGTATTTAATAATGCTTTTAATTCTTCCAATTCGCCATTGTATCTTATATCACTGTATTTTCTACCAGCAAATTTAGCACCGCCATCTATATAGCTAAGTAACAAATCTCCACGTCCGCCTATGCCTTCCCATTGGCTTACACCCATACTTGGATAATCGCCCGCACTAGAGCGACTAACACTATTAAAACCGCCTTCTACACCTGTAGAAATGATACCATTTGCTATTTCTTTTGCTAATTGTTCATCAGTCATTGCTTATTACCTCTCTTTATAAAAATATTTGATATGGAATTGCTTAAATTTACTCCACCAATGACAACGATCAACGTCTGTATAATACTTGTTAGATTGTCTGTTATATCTTTTTCTAACACGTACATAACAAACATAAATAAAAAAGTGAGTACACATAATATAATTAATGCACTCACTTTGGTTTCTTCTATGGATAAACCATCTTTGATATTAAATTTTTCTTCTTCCATTTTATTCCTCCTCTATTTGGGGCAAATTAATAGTCTTGTTATACATTTTTTCTGCTGCACCATTTCCGCCTAGAGCTTTATAAGATTTATATAGCAACGTTAAATTTTCTAAGTTGTAATATGCTATATGCCCTTCTCGCTGTGCTTTGTGGCAGATACTTATAATTTGAGTTCTACACAAGCTTTTTGTAGCATCATCTCTTGCTTCTGCCCTAGCTTGGTAATCATCAAATTTTTCTTTTAAGCTTATTAATATATACTTTAATACCCCAATGTTTACCAATAACCCTAAGATTGTTCCCCAGTTCGACTCTAAAAACTCCATTTTACTCACTCCTTTTTTGATATATAATATTATTGAGGTGATACCATGAAAGGACTTGTTTTAAAAAATTGTAAAAATGTCAACATAAAAAATACTAATTTTATTGGAATTAAATCCGATATAAGATACGAGCTAGTCGATTTAGGATTAACAGATGAACAACTAAAAGAAAAGTTATTATCTTTAAAACACCCAAACGGAGAAACTCTACCATCTGATTTTCCAATTGAATTAGCTATTAATCTTATGTTTTCTACATCTAAAGATGAGATTATAGATTATTTAGATAAAAATAACCTTGATGTAGTTTGGTGGTTAAAACAAATTTTACAAATAAAAAAATAATTTAAAGTGTAGCTTCGGCTGCACTTTTTTTATTTACTTTACTTTTTCGCTAAATCTACACACCTACTTTATTTTTAAAGTCAAGTAAATGTATAGATTTTCGCAAAAAGTAAAGTAAACTTAAAATTCCTTCTTATATAGCGGTATCACTCCACCCAAAACTGTAGCACCGATATCCGACTTACTGAATGTGTCATCTACCCATTTTTCTTTTGCATAAGCAAGAAATGTCACTGTTGCCACCGCTTCAAGCTTACTCATGCCTGCATGTTGAAGTTCATTAGATATTACATAGCCAACACCGAAGTGAGCGAATTTATCTGTGCCAATATTGTCTTGTATATCATGTATTGAATTAGCAAAGCATGGTACATTGCATGATATTAATAGCATTGTTAACATA